TAATCATTGCAGGGGCAGCACCTAATCCATGACCAATAGTAGCATTTGAACCTGTACCTGTGTAAGTACTTATTGAAATACCGGCTGCTTGACTAACAGATGTTGTTGTTGTATTAATTGTTCCTGTAGTATTTGAAGACCCGGCTCCTCCTTGTGTATGCCATTGCCAAGCTACATAATTTTCCGAACTAGTATTAACAATAACATCGTCGCCTAAAGCAAAACCATCTGATTCAAAACCCGTAAGAGTATCTGCGTTAGTGTCTTCAATTGCCCTATTATTAGATGATAGAACCTTAGTTGCTCCACGAGTTACGTCAAACAGTGCATAAGAGTCTGCCGCAGTTCTATTTTTAATCCAAGCAAAGTCAGGCAAAAACGTACTGTTTGCAGATTGATTAATAGATTGTGTTGAGCCATTGCCTATGTAAAGAGTAGTTTGAAAATTAGTTGAGCCGTCAGCAATAGCAGGAGCCGCTAGGTTAGCAGTGTTAAGTGCTTTAAAACCTGATGTCGGAGTATTTACAAAAGACCTTTGTCCAAAGTTAAGAGATACCGAAGTATCGTTTGCGTAAACATGTGGAAAATAATCTATAGTTCCATCATTCATACCGGAAATGTCAATTGATCCTTGAGTAGCATTGTTCTTAAAAAACTCTATAGTAGAGTCATTGAAGTTTGTTTCAACACGAATCACATCGCCATTGGTAAATGATGCACCATAAGAACTTGTAGTTGGTGAGCCTGTACCTGACGAAGAACTTATTCTTTTTTCTCCAGTATTTAAATATTGAGCAAGTGGCCCTTGCGTTTCAGAATTGTTAAGATCAACATTAAGTGCGCTCCATCCAAACTGTGCGGACCCATCTGGACTAGAAGTTAATGTTGCTTCATATACCCATTTACCACCATTTAACCTTACACCAAAAGCACTACGAGCAGCGTTGTTTTCTAGTTTGTCAATGTCAAGATTGCCATTACTAAGAGCGACTGATCTATAAGTTGTTGCACGTTGGTCTAATGGATTTAGCGTTGTATAGTTTTTCAATGGAGTATCTAACATCTGATCTACAGTGGTAAATCCTGATGCAGACCATGCTCCACCATCGCCAGTATTAACTCCAAAGTTACTTGAGTTTGCAAATTTAAGGTATGTGTCTCCTGCTGCTACTGATTGTGGTACCCAAACTCCATCGTCGTTAGTCTCACCAAAATTTGTATAAGCGTTGGTTCCAGATTGAAGATGGACTTCAGCAGCGTAGCCATCAAAATCATCAAACAAATTTTGATTATTAAGTCTTGTTGTAGTAAGTGATCCATGACTTACACCATTAACAAATAAACCATTATTTGAAACATGCACATGATACCAAGCACCGGGATCACGAAACACAGCGGTTGATGATGTTCCTTCAGCTTCAAGCGTATCATTACTGTTAAAATGTATTTCACCATTGCTTGATCCAAGTATCATATTTTCAGACCCAAGCTCACCTCTTTTTATCCATGCACTAAATGTCCACGGTGGGTCTAAAGTGTATGTTCGAGACAACTGTGGGCTGTCGCTATCGTTAAAACGTACCGATTGGTCAATTGAAAATGCACTAGCCTGACTTATAGCACCCATCATTATGTTATGAAATACCATTATTTATTAGCCAAGCTTAAATGTTTTTGTGTTAGACATTTTATTTTCCTATTAAGGTGCAGTCGGCCACGTTATATCAGAAGGGTCTGAAGTATTAGCAGGTAAATCTCTAAGGGCTTTTCGATAAGCTTTTTCAGCATCCGACATTGCACGGTCTGACGAGGCCATCCAATCTGTTTCTGTTAAAAGCTCGTTTCTTTGAGAACGCAAGTTCTCCCAGTGTCCAGCCAGACGACTAGAAATTTCTGCATCTGTCATGGATCGTTTTGTCTGTGTTGAAGTAACTTTATCTGAACCAATAACAGTATCTTCTCCATCTATAACTTCATTAACACCTAATGATACACTAACTTCAATATATGGCAACCAGCCAATACCTTTTAAAAACGGCAGATCATTTGCAGACAAGACCAGACCAGATATATTTTTCCAATTTTTTGGTAGGCTTCCTCGAAAATCTACGCTGCCAGATTCAATATGCGCGAACACTGTATAATCTCCTTAATTTGAGCAAAAGGAACATTCCAATTACCATGTTTTTCTTGACGAAATAGACGAACTTTATTATACCACGGAGTTGTCTCCTGCGGAAGCGCCCATAAATAGTAAGGCAGTACTGGTGTGACAATCCATGTCTCCACGCCCATAGCAGCAGCTAGATGTGCTACACTGGTACAGCTTGTGATTACTCGTTCGCACGAACTAATTGCCTTACGAGTAGCAGCCCAATCGGACAGGTCTACTTTGCGTACCCAATCAGGACACTTTTCTGACCCTTCATCGCGTTGCAGGGAAATACAGTTCTGCCCTTCAAAAGCATCAAACATTAATTCAGCCGGGAAAAGCCTGTGCTGCTCATGTTCAAACTGAGGGTTGCCCTGCCAACGAAGACCTGTTTGGCCTTTGATTGTTTTAGCTGTCCGCTCTATGTAAGGAGAGCCATCTATGTTGTCATATTCCCAGCGGAGTACCGTAATGGCAGACATACTTGGAACCCAAAAATCACAGTCAATTCCGCCAGCGGCATCAGTCGTGACATATTGAATGCCGGGAATTAGGCCAAACAACTCACGAGAACATGCCACAATGCTTGGTTCAATTTCGCGAATGTATCGCATCCCATGTATTTGGTCGCCTAATCCGCCTTCAAGCACCAACATGATTTTTCCTTGTGCTTTACCATCCCAGATAGGAGCCGGGTTGCCGCAGTGTTGATTGCCATACACGTTAATATTCCGACCAGCGTCTAACAAATTTTGTCCGGCTAAAAGATTTCCGTGGCGCATCTCATACCACCCACGATTAAAAGCTGCACGTGGGCAGTTTGGGTCATCTTCTTTAAGTTGCTCAGACAATAACCAACCAAGATTAAAATCTCCGGCAATGCCAGCAGCTAACTGTTTATCAAGGGTAGATTTTTCCATTTTTATTTACCCGCCTTTGATGGCAAACCCATTTTGAGGTGTCTGTGCGATTTCAGTCCAATCCGTATCAGACCCAATCTGAACTGGGCTAGATTTGTCCGTTGTTGAACCGTCTCCAAGCGCGCCGTACCTCGCTTCTCCCCAAGTCCACAATGTCCCATCAGTTCTGAGAGCCATGCTGCTATCTAATCCTAGCTCTAACTTAGACCAGTTAGTATCACTTCCTACTTGAACGGGGCTGCTAACTTCTGTCGTATTACCTGTTCCTAGCTGTCCTTTACTGTTTGCCCCCCACATCCACAAAGTTCCATTGCTGGCTATACCACCACTGTGATAACCTCCGGCACGTACAGTTACCCAAGTAGTTAACGATCCAATTTGAACCGGGCTGCTGCGGTTGGTGGTTGAGCCATCTCCCAGCCGTCCATTTACATTTCGGCCCATAGCATAAAGCGTCCCATTATCGAGACGGCAAATTGCGTGTTCTCCGGTTATGCTTGCTGTATGCCACGTTGTTAAACTGCCAATTTGAACGGGGCTGCTACGCTCGGTGGTATCACCACTTCCAGTTTGACCATAATTATTAACTCCCCAACCAAACAGTGTTCCGCCAGTAGTAACTCCTAAAACACCATATCCACCATTTAGACTTTCCCATGTGGTCAGCGATCCTATTTGAATCGGACTAGACGCGGCGGTAGTATTTCCCCGACCATTTTGCCCGTTTGAGCCTGAACCCCAACTCCACGCGGTGCCGTCTGTTTTGACCGCTAGTGTCCCATCTATAACTGTACTTATAGTCCTCGCCCAATTCGTCAGGCTACCAATTTGAGTAGGAACGCTTCGTACATCGGTATCTCCTAGACCTAGACGACCGCTACCGTTGCTACCCCAACCGTATAATTTATAGCTATCGGTAACAGCCCAAGCTCCATAATAGCCACCATAAAAAGTATTTGCCCAGTCACTTACGTCGTCTCCTATTTGTACGGGGGCTGAAACAGAATCATCACTGTTGTTTCCAACAGCATTATTATAATTCCTTCCCCAACCATAAAGCGCGACAGCTCCTCCTCCAGAAGAGCCCGCAGCACCCATCATAAGTTTTCTAGAATTTGACATATTATGCGCTGGCCGTGCTTGCAATCATACCGTGCCAGATTGTGCCGCCATCAATAGTTATAAACACCAGTAAATCTGTACCGGCTTCAGTTAAAGTTGGCGCAGTTCCACCCGGCCAATCAACAGTGCCGGGCCAGTTTACCGTTTGTGATCCGCCATTAACAAGTATTAAAGTAAAAGCACAGGCTTCATCACTTGCTGTTGGATTACTAAATACAAATGTATTTGTAGATGAAGAAACAGTGGCGCTTGCACTATTACCATTTACAAGATTAACCGTTCTAGTTCCACCTGAACTACCCAAGGCTTGTGTTACTTCGCCATAATCTTTTAAGTTTACACGGTTAACTATATTGTCTGCACCAGATAATGCAGCGCCCAATACAATACCACCTTCAGCACTTACAGCACCACTTACACGAACAGTGCCTAAGAAGCCTGAGTTGCCTGTTATAGTTGTAGCACCTGTTACTTTAAGTGTGCCGACTAATTGTGAGTTTCCGCTAATACATACATCATCGTTAAACTCTGCTTTTCCACCTACAACTAAACCTGCTTCTAAAGAAGCTGCACCACTAACTCGAATAGTACCAAGGAAACCTGTATTACCTGTTATAGTTGTAGCACCTGTTACATTAAGTGTACCTTCTAATGATGTTGGTCCACTTACACGAACAGTACCTAAGAAGCCTGAGTTGCCTGTTATAGTTGTAGCGCCTGTTACTTTAAGTGTACCAACTAATTGTGTATTACCACTAACACACACATCATCGTTAAATTCTGCTTTACCACCAACAACTAATCCTGCTTCTAAACTTGTAGCACCACTAACCCTAACTGTTCCAAGAAAACCTGAGTTGCCTGTTATAGTTGTAGCACCTGTTACTTTAAGTGTACCAATTAATTGTGTATCACCACTAACACACACATCGTCATTAAATTCTACTTTGTCTCCAAATGTTTTATTAGTAAAAGTTTGTGTTGCTGCTATACCTGCTAATGTATCTGCACTTGCAGGCATTAGTAAATCTATATTACCAGAAAATGCTGAATGAGGCGGAGCTTTTAATGCGGCATAATGTGCATTATTAGATTCACAATACATTCTAAGTTCTGACTGTGAACCTGTATTTTTTAAAGATATAATACCTCCACCAATACTTAATGTGCCACCTATAATAGCATTACCACTTACTGATACATCATCTTCAAACTCTGCTTTACCTGTTGTAATTAATGTACCACCTATTGATGTATTACCTGCAACAACTAATGTACTAGCTAAAGATGTAGCACCACTAACTCTTACAGTTCCTAAGAAACCTGAGTCACCGGTTATTGTTGTTGTTCCTGTAATCTTAGCGGTACCACCTATTGATATATTACTTACTACATCTAATGTACCACCTACTCCTAGATTTGCTGTCATAGTAGTATTACCTACAATAGTAGCGGTACCACCTACAAATAAAGTACCACCTATAGTAGCATTATTAACAGATATGTTTCCTGTAATAGCCATAGGCACGTTTGTTAAGTTTGCACCATCTCCAAAGAAAGCTGAAGCACATACTTTAGAACTTACTTGTACATTGTCTTTAAATGTAGCAGCGCCTACTACTGTAACTGTAGATGCAAAACCGGCAGCGCCAGTAATAGAAAGAACACCACCAACATGTAAAAATCCTGATATAGAAACATTGTCTGGCAGAAAACCAACAGAAGCTGCTACACCAGTTAAGTTAGAACCGTTGCCATAAAAAGCAGCAGCAGTTACATTACCAACAACATTTACGTTGCCGCTTACAGATACATTAGTAGCAAAGTTACTAATACCTGTTACGTTTAGAATAGAACCAACAGATACTGATCCTGCAATATCAAGTCTTCCGCTAACAGATACATCGTTTTTAAATTCAGTCTTACCAGTAAGAGTGCCTATACCTGTTACAAGAAGAGTACCACCTATGGATACATTTTCATTTACATCAAGTTGACCACTAACTGATACGTCACCTTCTACAATAAGATTACCACCTACTGTAACATGAGTAGTAAAAGATGCTACTCCTGTCTGTGTTAGTGTACCACCAAGAGATACATTACTTCCAATATCTAAATTACCGCTTACAGATACATTAGTTTTTACAACTAAACTACCACCTACATTAGCTGCTCCAGCTACAGTAATAGAACTAACACTGATGTCTCCACCAATACTAGCAGTTAAACCTGTAAGATTAGAACCATCGCCATAAAAACCAGAAGCACAAACTTTATCACTAACAATTAAATCATTAGTAATTGTTGCAGTACCATCTACACGTAAAGCAGTATTAACAACTACTTTATTTGTAGCTACTTTTAATGCAGTATTAGTACCATCACCTGTCTGTACAAACACAGCAGACGTACTAACACCTTCGTTAGCAGTGCTACTATTAATAAGCAATAGCTGCTGGTATGTTCCTGAAATTAATTTACCTGTTAAATCTGTCATATTAGTTGCCAATGCTCATTTGTTGAATCCCAAGTAGTTGCTGCTTGATCCCATGTTAAATTTCTGCCACCTGTGTCAGGTCTAGGATTACGTATAGCAGGGTTGTCTCGAACGTCAGGAATTTTATTTTGAGGATGATTTTTTAAATCAAAGTTACCCTCAAAATCTGTTGGACAAACAATAAGGCCATAGCTATTTTCTTGCATAAGTCTATGCGGATAAACCCATCCACATATATCACACATAGCTAGTGCATTTTTATCACTTGCCATTATAAATAACGAAGTTTAGGACGAATAAATAAACTTGCTCGTTCACGATCTTCTTCCATCGCTCTAGCAAGTGTTTCTTCATAATTAACTTTTAACATACTGATACGTTCAGAAGGTACTCCTGCACGTTTCATAGACATGTAGTAAGATAACCCTGCCGTAAGACAAGGGAAAAATCTTTTAGGTAGATCAGCGTTTTGTTCTGCGGACTTATTAACATCTTGCAGTTCGCTAATTACTTCTATCTTTAAAATGTCTGTGGAATTATTTGGAATAGGCCAAACGGACAGTACAGGATTATCTCTGCTTCTACGAATAGAATACTGAGAAGGTCTTCCTGTCTGTGTTTTATTAGGTATTAATAAATACTCTTCTGATGTAATACGTGTTAGTTGTAAATCAGTACTATCTCTATTTAAAACTACTTCAAGAGCATCAATAGTGTTACTAGATAAATTATATAC